TCTCCGGCAGGGACTTGGATTGCTGTAGGTGCTTCCACCGGCGGCTCTATCTCAACTCAGTTGTGCTGCCATGTAGCATTGGAATATATCTAATATGATTATTCAAAATATCAGCCTAACTAACTCTACGGTATATGACGGATCATTTAACAGTATCAATGCTTTGTTATATATAGATCTAGGCAATCCTAATAGTTATTCGGGCAGTGGAACGACCTATACAGACCTATCTAGTAATGCCAACAATGGCACTAGTGCAGGTAGTCCTGTGTATAGTAATCAGTATGGCGGTTATGTTAATTTTAACGGTGCAGGCAATCAGTATATTGCTACTCCTACAGCCAAATACAACAAAACTTACACGGGCAAGACTGTGTTTATTGTAGCTAGATTGACCGGCATCACTGCTGGTACATTCCGTTGCCTATTTGGCACAGCTAGCGGCACTAGAAATTTTAATACCTACATATACAGTCCTAGTAGTGGTGTTTATCAAATACATTATAGTGCAGGCGGTGGTGGAGGGTTTTCAAATAATATATCTTTAACATTAGGTCAGTGGTTCAGTATTGCTGTTGTACACTCTACAGATGGCACTGTTACATATTATTTTAACGGGCAACCTGCAGGAACTAACACAGGACTAACATTTACTCAATGGGTTAGTAATGGCAACGAAAACATAGGTGTCGGTGACAACTATTGGTATGGTGATATTGCCTTGTGTGCAGCCTATGGTCGCGCTCTTAACGCTAGCGAAATACAACAAAATCATAATACTATGGCAGCTAGGGGTTATTTTAGCATCATTACCAGTAACCTTGCTATCTGGATTGATGCTAATAGCTCAGTCAGCTATCCTGGCACTGGTACTAGTATTGTTGACCTGTCAGGGAATAATCGTACACAGAATTTAGCACTGGCTTCGCAGTTTGCTACTCTGAGCGATGTAAAATGCTTTGACTGTAATGTTAATAGTATTACAGCCGCAAGTATTGGGCCTGTGTTACCTACCACAGGGTTTACCTACATTGCCTGGGCAAGAATGAAGTCTAGTAGTGCTGATTATAGAACATTGTTTAGATCTAGCCCCGATGATCATGCGATATTAATACAAATAGGCTCAAATAACTTAGGTATGTGGGATAATAGCACCAATTTTCATTCAGCAGGATATGATGTAACAAATCTAACCAATGTATGGACTCAATGGGCAGTTACCGGTGATAGCACAGGTCAGACATTTTATATCAACGGACAGCAAGTTGGCACAGTATCGGGATACTCAGTTGCTGGCAATAGTAATTGGCTTACCGGCGGCGTAACACAATCACAGAATTTTGGGTATATAGCCAATATGCTTATGTATACTGCTAAACTATCTCAGTCACAGATACAGCAGAACTATACAGCATTACGGTCTAGATTCAATGTATAAAAATAGTAAGGAACAATGATGACAACAATAAATTTTCCAACAGGCACCAGCAGTGGACAAACATACTGTGCACCTAATGGTAATACCTACACCTGGGATGGTTACAAGTGGACCGGACAGGTAACTGCTGTTGTAGGACCTAGCGGACCCCGTGGTGCACAAGGTTCTGTGGGACAACAAGGTGTTAGTGTTACATTAAAGGGCACAGTGGCAACATCAAGTTCTTTACCCGGATCTGGAAATAGTTTAGACGATGGATATATTGCTCAAAATACAGGGCACCTATGGTTCTGGGGTAGTGATAATGCTTGGCACGATGCTGGTCAAATTGTAGGGCCAAGCGGACCTACCGGACCTACTGGACCTGCTAGTACAGTGAGCGGACCATCGGGTCCCACTGGAGTAGACGGTGCTCGAGGCAATCAAGGTGCCCAAGGTGCAGCCGGAGGTGGCAGCGGGAGTGGTAGTCAAGGTGCCCAAGGATACCAAGGTACTGCCGGATCACAAGGATATCAAGGTACTGCCGGACCAAGCGGACCTAGTGGTGCACAAGGTTCAACAGGCGCACAAGGTGCAGCAGGATCGGGTGGTGGCGGGGGTAGCGGATGGCAGCTAACAACTAGCACTGGAGGCAGTGTTTCACTTTACTTTGGAAAGAATCCTTTCCCAGTCGGCGGCGGGTGCTATTCTGTTACCAGTATTGGCTCGTATACAAACATATTAGGGTTTAACTCTGCTACTATGATTGCCATGGCAGGCTGCGGTGGAATTGGCGGAACTGGTACCTTTGTTATAGAAAATGTTAAATTTACCTGTAATAATCCCTGTGTTCCTAATCATCCTTCGAACTATAATACTATTATTTCCACCTATGGTGGATATATGAATTTCAATAGTTTTACACTGACCAATGTCGGTGGGACATTAAGACCAGTTAGCAATGGCGGCCTAGCTATAGGACCCGGTGGTAGTGTATTGATCTATGGCGGTGGCGGCGCAGGTGGTGGTAATCTAGTTCCTCAAAGCGGTGGCAGCGGTGTTACTCAACAAACCCTCGGCGGATGTTGGGGTGGTTATGGACAAGTAAGCTATTGGAATACTACCTATAGTCAAAGTTTTGTAATGCCGCAGTACATTTTTGGAAATCCCTATGGCACAAATACTTTTGGAGCATTATCTTCGGGAACTATCAAATTCAGTGATGGTAGTGTACAGATAACTGCCTACACTGGATCGTTTAATACTAGTACACTGGTAGCTCGAGCTGTTACAGCCACTAACGCTACTAATGTGTTAGGGTCTACTCAAACTGCAATTACCACATTAGGTACATTAACCAGTTTGTCAGTCAGCGGTAGTGTTAATGTAGGCGGTAGTGTTACCATGCCAAATCGCCCTGCATTCCGTGTGTATGGTGCAGGTGTTACCAATAATTTATCGACAACTGTTAACACCAACGGAATATTAAATGGCAATAATTATGCTGTTGACTATCAACAGGGAACGGCATTAAACACATCAACTGGTGTATTCACTGCTCCTATTGCTGGACTATACAGTATACATCTTAATGCTCGTGTAGTCAGCAATACTACTTCGAGCGCACAGGTTATTGTTATTAAGAACTACGCTACTACCAGTTCAAATATGGTTATGTGGGAGCACGGAACAAACCCTTCAATCAACCATTTTGGTGTCAGCACCGTGGCTAGACTGGCAGTAGGCGATACACTGGTAACCAAGGTAACAGTGGGAGCCATTAACTTCGACATCAATGATAATTGGGCAGTGGCCTACATAGGATAAACAGGACAGCTTAAAATAAATAACTTTGGATAAAATAAAATACTATGGCAGCAATACCTTTCCCGTCAAGTCCTACATCAGGACAACAATTCACCTATAACGGTACAACATATACCTACAGTGGTGTAGTATGGACTGGCGGCGTTACCCCGGCAGCAGGCGCCAGCGGCCCGACTGGTCCAAGCGGCCCAGTAGGTGCACAGGGTTCTACAGGACAACAAGGTACTAGTATTACAATATTGAGCACAGTGGCTACCTCTGCTAGTTTGCCAGGATCGGGCAATACATTAGATGACGGTTATGTAGCAGCGGATACTGGACATGTTTGGTTTTGGGGCAATGACTCTCAATGGCACGATGCTGGTCCAATCGCAGGCCCTAGGGGTGTAAGTGGAGCGAGTGGTGTAACAGGTCCAAGCGGCCCTAGCGGTTCTTGTGGTCCAAGTGGCCCTGTAGGTATACGCGGAGTAAGTGGTCCTAGTGGTGCAAGTGGACCCAGCGGTGTTCAAGGAACAACCGGATATCAAGGATTCCAGGGAACAATAGGTAACCAAGGCGTCAGTGGAGCGACTGGCCCTACTGGTGTTGTTGGTCCTAGCGGCGCACAAGGGCACCAAGGAGTCAGTGGCTCTCAGGGAGCTATTGGATCAGTTGGTACACAAGGCGTTCAGGGAAATCAAGGCGTTCAGGGAAATCAAGGCGTTCAGGGTGCACAGGGACCTAGTGGTGCACAAGGTGTTATCGGATTAACCGGATATCAAGGATATCAAGGACCTAGTGGTGTACAAGGGCGACAAGGCCTACAGGGATTAATAGGTCCTACAGGTGTGCAAGGCATCAGAGGGTTTCAAGGATGTACAGGTCAATGCGGCGATACAGGATTTCAAGGTGCACAAGGTGCTCGAGGCTTCCAAGGCAGTGCTGGCCCAACCGGTCCACAGGGATGTAGCGGCAGTCAGGGTGCACAGGGCGTACAAGGTAATCAAGGAAATCAAGGCGTTCAGGGATTTCAGGGCACACAGGGCATTCAGGGAGCAACAGGCAATCAAGGAAACCAAGGCGTTCAGGGACGACAAGGTGTTCAAGGCGCAACAGGAAGCCAAGGAAGCCAAGGTAGTATCGGTAATCAAGGCGTACAAGGCACAACTGGTTCTCAGGGTGTTCAGGGAGCGCAAGGTCAAACTGGTAATCAAGGCAGTCAAGGCAGTCAGGGTGTGCAGGGCAACCAAGGACAAACTGGTGTACAAGGTTTCCAAGGCAGTCAAGGATTTCAAGGTCCTAGCGGTGCACAAGGAATAACAGGTTATCAAGGATGCAACGGATTTCAAGGCAGTCAAGGGCGCCAAGGTAATCAAGGCAGCAGCGGTCCGACAGGCCCTACCGGAGTGCAAGGATGTCGTGGTGTACAGGGTTACCAAGGATCTGCTAGTACAATAAGCGGACCAACTGGCCCAAGTGGGGTATTAGGTCCAAGCGGGCCTAGTGGTGTTACAGGTCCAAGCGGTGTTACAGGACCAAGTGGTGTACAAGGCACACAGGGAAACCAGGGTAGCCAAGGTGCACAGGGAACTCCTAGCACTGTGAGCGGTCCTAGCGGTGCACAAGGACAAACTGGAACTGGTGCACAAGGGCATCAAGGTTTCCAAGGTAGTGTAGGACCTACCGGAGTACAAGGCACACAAGGTTATCAAGGTGCTGCTAGTACAGTAAGTGGCCCAACTGGTCCGACTGGTGTACAAGGCACACAAGGTTATCAAGGTGCTGCTAGTACAGTAAGTGGCCCAACTGGTCCGACTGGTGTACAAGGAGCTGCCGGAACCGGATCCTTTCCATCAAGAGCACCTGCATATGGAACTGCATATAGTCTAGCACCCAATGCAGTGGGCACTGTAACATTGACAGGATATAAAACCTATGCATTGTCTAAGGTGTTAACATCTGCAGCAGCTCGAGTTAGATTTTACACAGATGCGACTAGTCAAGCTAATGATAGCTCTAGACCACAAGGATGTAGTGCTGCTCCCGGTAGCGGATTAATAGCCGAAGTTATTACCAGTTCTACAGCACTGACTCAATTGGTAAGTCCGTCAGTTGTAGGATCAAACAATGATAGTCCAGCATCGACTAATGTCTATGTAAATGTAACTAATCTTACCGGATCTACACAGGCTATTAGTGTAGAAGCATTTCTCCTAAGATTAGAGTAATAAATACCCCATATGTCACAAAACGGAATATCAACAGAAGTAGTTTACGTAGGCACCAGTACCGTTGTAGACCCTATTGCAACCAAAATAAAGCGCCGAGCTGATAAGCTAGCACTAGCACAGTGCACCAGAAGTCATTCTATCTACGGTTATAGACCGTTGAATCATATTTCCGGTACACATCAATCCTATGTCAATGGAGCCAATGGACCTTCCCTGCAAACATTGTCAGGCACTGCTAGTCCTTCAGTGGGACATCCTTGGTCTACTGCACCTGCTTTTGATGTTGTTATAACACGGTCTGCGGAACTTGGTTCATCGCAGCAAATAGAAGGTATAACCTATGTTACTAGTGCTACTACATTCGTTAGCAACGGTGTCGCTACTGACCCCTCTTATGGATCTAGTAGCTTCTTCTTAAAATCTTTCAGCACAGCTACATCAGACCAATTGACTACTATACTAGGAAATCCTGCAACAACATCTTCTCAATATCACAGCGGATTGTTTTATGCACAATGGGCTGCTAGCAGTAGTGCACCGTCTAGTTTTGTACAGGTAAGTTTTGCAGTAGCACCTGTTGGTGATGTTAACAACGGTAATCCGAACGGTACTAGTATAAACTTTGATATTCAAGACGATCAAGGCAACGAAACTACCGGGACTTGGATATTCCCGGTAGTATTAACTCTTGTAGAACAATATAATTAATAAATAAAGTACCAACTTTATAAAGGTATTTTATGAAAAAACTATTCACGTTCTTATTCCTAGCTGTGGCTCTCTTTGCTAGCACAGGTGCATTTGCACAAATCAATCAACAGTGCCCTCAGTTTACTGTCAACGGCACTCCGCAATATCAAGCTCACCCTGGTGATCAAGAGATTTGCCACTTAAATTTTGCAGTTATCCATCGCTGCGATGTCAAGGCTCCTGTGGCTGTTTTCGAACACTTGACTGTAGCCGCTATGACTGGTCCTGCTAAACGCAAAGACAACTTCCACCCAGATGCCAGCGTTACTCCTGCTTGCTCTGCTAGCCTAGCTGACTATGCCACTGTGGGTAAAACACACGACCGTGGACACATGGCTCCTGCTGGCAATAATACTCAAAGCGATGCTATTATGAGCGAGAGTTTTAATCTTTCTAACATGGTTGCACAGAACGCTAACAACAATAGAGGCGGCTGGCGCTTACTCGAAACTGCTGAACGCCAATGGGCTATGGCTCCGGGTACCGATTTCTACATCATCTCTGGTGGTATTTTCGATGCCGGACATCCAGTAACTGGCAATGGACTAGGTATTCCTACTCGTTTGTATAAGATCATCATCGAGAAAAATAGCAAACAAGTTCAAGCATATCTAATGCCAAATGGCCCTATTACCCCTGCTACCAGCTGGGCTCAATACAAAACCACAATGACCGAAGTAGAAAAAGCTACCGGTATGAAGTTTAATCTTGGACAATAATGTCAAATGAATATCCAGTTTATCCAGAGCAAGAGGGTGAGTGGGATCGTCCACTCAATCCTTACAGCCCTGTATGACGGATTGGTAAGATTAGGATGCGGTTTATCAGGTATTCCGTATCCACCCTAACCCTACCTTGGGGACCGTTTGGCGTAACGGTATAGGCGTCCGCGAAATTTCACTGCACCGCGTAGTGTGCTGGAGGATAAAGTAACCTCCTTTTCTTTTTTCTAGGTAATCTTATCCTACTATAAATACAACAAATAGGATTTTATACCATGATCATCTCCGGCGGAATCAAGCTCAGTGCGGGAATTAACATAGCAGACCCAACAAATCAAGCAATTTTATTTCCACCTAGTCCTCCGCCTAGCCCAACCCCAGCTCCAACCCCGGCACCTACTCCTAGCCCAACCCCAGCTCCAACTCCGGCGCCTTCGGGCCCATTTATTGCTAGCTATCTAATTGTGGCAGGTGGAGGCGGTGGCGGTGTCGGTGATGGTGGCGGTGGCGGCCAGTCTGGCGTCGGAAATGGCGTAGGCGGTGCAGGTGCTTCAGGTGTGGTTCTTATATCAGTTCCAACTGCAGCATGGGTAGGTACCTACACAGGTACAGCCACAGTGGTCACTACAGTGGGCACTAGTACTGTGCTGATATTTAAAGCCAGCGGAACCTTTACTGCTTAATAAATACAGCACCATGCACATTACTGAACTACTAGAGGGTATAGAAGGACTTGAACACCATAAGAAACTGTTTATGGAAATGTTTAAGAAATTCTTACCTCTAGCCATGCACTATATTAAACTTAAATCTTTACCCAAGATGAAGTTTGAAGCACATATACACGATGATGTGCAGCCTACATTTGGCAAATATGACACCGGGGAGCGCACCCTTTATGTGGCATTGTTGAATCGTCACCCTAACGATATTTTAAGAACAATTGCTCATGAACTTGTCCATTTTCGCCAAGACACTCAACACAAATTAGAACCAGATAGCGGCACTACTGGTAGCCCACATGAGAATGAGGCCCATGCCGTCGCTGGTGTAGTCCTTCGCCACTTTAATAAACTCTATCCCGAGTATCTATCGGCTAAACCGATAACTGAATAAGAGAAAGCACCCGAAGGTGCTTTCTCTTTTCATACTATATTATAATGGCTACGCCACTTTATATTTTTATTGAATAATATTTATTTCTTTGTGGTGCTGCCGGCATTTACAAAGGCATACATCTTTTCAGCAGTTTCCAATACTTTGTCTAGTCCTGGAAATTGTGGCATCTCAACTGATGTAATAACTTGACCAGTCTTGCTGTCGCGTTCTGCTTTAAGTTCCCAACCTTGGAAAGCAACGCGATATTCAGTTTCTACTAGGTCTTTGGCCATGCCTAGAATGTCGCTTCTAATTTCATATCCGTTTCTGGACTGGTTAACTTTAAACTCTGGTAGTTTAGGTGTTTCGAATTTTGACATATTATATTCTCCTTATGTGTGTTTAATGTCTGTGTAAGCAGTATAAAACTTAACTGCCTATATATTTATTATACAGCAATATATCTGTAATAAATCTAATCTGACTAAAATAGCAGACTAGGTTTTGCCAGAGCACGCTTGCTCCAGTAGTCCCATACACCTAGCTGTGTGTCTACAGTCTCGCCTAGATAAGCACCAAAGTCAGCAGGTGCTAGTTTAATATCTGCCAGTGCTTCATCGCATTCGTTCTCAACGGTGATGCCATACTTGCGGCATAGGTGGCGAATCTTGCTGTTAGAACGCAAGCAGACCATACATCCATCAAGATACCCGTGTATTCTGCACCATTGGATACATCGTGCCATTAACCTATTGCCTAGGCCCTGCCCCTGATAGTCTTTATGAACGCTGAAGGCCAGTTCCATCTTACGACCTTCTTCCAAGGCAATGTGCCCTACAGCAATAAAATTAAGATCGCTGTCTTCGATGGCAAATAGAATGTGATTGTAGTGCTTGGCTTCTACACTGTCGCAGAAATTGTCAATTACAAGATCAGAGACTGGATTAGCAAACCGAAGTGTCCTAGATTCTGCATCCAAGGCTTTAAGGTGGTCGCGATATTTAGAGTACTCACCTTGTAGTACCCTTCTAATAGTTTGGCCCGGCATAGTTCAGCCTTACTTAACATTGGCAAACAGTTTTATGGCCAAAGCCATTTGTGTGGCATAAATTGCTAGGGCAGTTACTAGGAACCAGCTAGATTTCTTAAAGATTTTGCTGATCATAGATAACTCCCACGGCGACTCATACGATCGTACTGGCGAATATAGTAGTCTACTTCGGCAGCATTGGTTGGGTTTTGAGATTCAATAAAGCGCTCTAGATTGTTTTCTTTTGAGCTAAACATTTCGCCTAGTTTTGCTAGGGCTAATGTAATATATGTTAACATTTTGTGTTTCCTTTTCTGTGTGTTATATAAAGATATCAGTATCATGGTTTCTACTGATATGTTTATTTATACGAGTATGTGCGGTTGCAGCATAAAAGTCAATAGTTGTATTTTACCAAAATGTCGTGTATACTAAATATTAGAAACAAAAGGAAACAGCCTTGAAACGTGTCACCCGCAGTCTGCTAGAAGAACTTAATAGTATCTCTGAACGTAAAAATGGTGAAGCCATCATCGAAGCTCGTGCTACCCACGTAATCGATAGTGCCATTAACCTATTAAGTCTAATCAAAGAGAATTTTAATCCAGAAGAAGCCTACGAACTAGAGCGCAGACTTATCAATTCAATCAAAGGCGGTGATGCTAGTAAATTTACTCGCAGTATTCGTAAACTACGCGACAATAAAGAAACTGCCAAAACTTTTAAGATCATCGAAGGTGATCTAAAAGACGAAGATTAAACTACCATTATAAGTATTTTTTTCCAAAAGACATAAATACTACTACAGAAACACTCCGGAGCGGAGTGGACATAACTGATTAAAGGAGATATATTATGTCAGCAGGAATCACAAGAGTACACGGAACAGCTATTGTTCCATCACAACGTCCATCTACAATTAGCTTTTTTACAGCTACTTTCCCAAGCATGGACATCCACACCAGCGAAGTTGGTGTTGTTAACGGCGTTTTCGACCAAGTATTTCGTGTAGCAGCCAACAGCTTCGCTACAGTTGCTATGATTGGTACACCAGCTTATGCAGCTTCTAACACAACCATTCGTTTCGCTCTAGAAGACACTGGTACAGTTAGCGACACAGGTCAACCAGCTCCAAGCGGTCTAGGTCTAGGTTCTAGCGAAGGTAACAGCTATGGAACTACAGCTTTGGCACTACAAGCTGCTATTCGTGGTCTAGGCAATTCCGTTGGTCCTAACGGTGTTGACTTAACTAGCGTTACAGTTGCTGGTTTTACACTATAATCTAATCTAAACATTAGATACAAAAGGGAGTTTTTTAACTCCCTTTTTTTACGGCTATAAATATGTTATATAGGTAGTTTATGTATACATTTGAAATTAAAACCTTGGTTGATGTTACCAACACACAGGTGGCTAGACCTAACCAAGGTTCTCCACTGGAGTACGACCAAAATAGAAATTTTATCACACTGAGACAATGTGTAGAATTACGCAGCATTGTGAGTTATCAAGTCCCACCCCAGGTTGAAAAAATTGATCTAAAGGAGTTGGGCTTTGGCACTGACTATAAAGGTAAACATCGTGTGTGGACATTTTCCTTTAGTCCCGATCGTGATGGTGTGTATACTAGTGCTGCTGGAGATATATTGGGATTGTTGCTCGATGATCTAGACGGTGTGCCAATCATTAAAAATCTTACAGAAACGGTAAATATTGACAAGGCGATCTTTGACTGCAAAGATATCGCCGCTAAAAATACAATCATCAAGGCACATTTAGGCACAATTTAAGGCACCGTACTACTCAACTGAAGGAGCTACCCAAATGTCCACCGGACCGATTATTGATATAGAAAAAACAAACCTAGAAGCGCACGTTGACCTGTGTGCCCAACGTTACAAGAGCCTAGACGACAGATTGACTTCCATCGAAGGTAAATTTGATTCGTTAAAGAAACTAATCGAAGATGGCCACTCTAGTATGACCAAGGTCATTATTGGCACTGCTGGCACTGTTATTACAGGTGTCCTAGGTTTAATTGTTGTAATACTACAAAAACATTAAAATATGAAAATCAGAGAATTGTTAGAACAAACAGTCGCACCAGTGCCTCCCGGACAGGCCAGTGGTGATAATCCCACAACACCTACAGAAGGTCCTCCTAACACTTCTAACACACCTCAGACAACACAGCCTACAGGTACAGCACCTGCAACTCCAGCGGGGCAAACACCACAGCCTACACTAGGCAATCAAAACCCTCAATCCCCTGCTCCTGGACAACAAGGCAATCCTGCTACACCACAAGTTGGTAAGCCAATGGGTCAGCAACAACAACCTAATCCACAGCAGCAACAAAGCCAACAGCAGATGAATCAGTTGACACAGCAGATTCAAGCACTACAAAAACAACAACAGGCTCTACAACAAAAGCTAGGCCAACCTCAACAGGCACAGGTATGAAAATACATCAGCTATTATCTGGCCTAGACATTCCAGTTAACAACGAAGAAAACAAGTTTATAGAACGCCACGAGCGTGTGCAACTAACCAGCCTAGACGAGCACGATCAATGGCTTGCCCAGGGTTTAGTACGCAAGGGCATCTATAAAATAAGTAAAGATAGTAATTTGTTAATAAAGAATGTCAATGAAAGAGATATCTGAAGATCTATACCAAAAGATACTGAACGCAACTCGCGAGATTCGGGCCGAACTGCGAAACAAGGGTCTAGTGGTTCCTGTTAAACTGCCTAGAGGTTATATCAAGATAGGTGATTATACCATAGTTAAGAATCAAGCAGGTTGGTATAACATAGTAGATGCCTGGGGTGATATAGTGGTCAAGCAGATCAACCTACCACAGACCGCAGCGGTTGTGGCCAATAGCCTGGCACTGGGTAGAATGTTAGACACTGATCTAGTTAATGCTGATCGTCAATATGGCTATGCTCTATTTGAAGAACAACTACACGATCGTGCCATTCGCTCAAGCAGCAAGAAGTCTCTCGATAACTATCACATCAGCGTAACAAAATTTAATATTGCCCGCATCAAGAAGGCAGAATACAAAAAGACCATAGTTAATAGTTTTGACAAACTTTTAAAACTCGTATAAATAACTTAAACACTTTTTGGAAACCCTATGAAGACCACTGACTTTAACAAAACAATGACTAGTTCTCATCTAAATGAGAACCTAGAAAAACAATTCGGTGCCCGTGTTAATTTAGAAAAATATGGTCGCGAACAGTTGGAAGACTTTCGTAATAAACTACGTACTCGTATTTTCCAACATGAAGGTGCTGCTAAGTTCAATGATTTATTAACCAACGAAACTTACCAAAAAGATAAAGCAATGTTAGAATTGCTCAACACAAGGATTAAAGAAATGCTAGGCGAACAAATGCAAAAACTGCGCGACAAGATCGACGCACTAACAGAAGGTAAAAAAGGCGTTAAAGTCGCCAAACATCCACAAGCATCTAAAGGTGCTAAACCAGACTTCCTAGATCTAGACAAAGATGGTAATAAAACAGAACCAATGAAGAGTGCTGCTAAGAGTGCCAAGGTCAAGGAAGGTGCTAAACCAGATTTCTTAGATCTAGACAAAGATGGCAACAAGAAAGAGCCAATGAAGAAGGCTGCTAAAGACGCTAAAGTTAAAGAAAACTTCGACGGTGATCGTAATGCTGACCAAGATACACCTAGCCGCTTCAACAAGAAGAAAACATCTACTGGTACAGTACACACTAAGAAGTCTAAAGAGTTTGACAAAGACTCTAGCGACTCTGGTAAGAAAGACACCAGCCACCTACAAGGTATGCTAGGTGGTGCTCCTAAAGCTGCTGTTAAAGGCCGTGTACACAAGATGAAGGAAGGTGCAAAACACCCACATGATTGCGACTGCAAAGAATGTGCTATGATGGAACGTGACGAAGGCAAGCACAACAACGGTAAGACCACTGGCTTCAAGGCAGTGGCTAAAAAGGCTGCTAAAGAATATGGTTCAAAAGCCGCCGGAGAACGTGTAGCAGGTGCTGTTCGTGCTAAAATGGCCAAGGCTGGCAAACTAGAAGAAAGCCAATTTAAACACAATGTTCGTTTTGTAAATGAAAGTTTAGAATTCTATCTAGCTGAAGACGAAGAAGCCAAAGCCAAGACAATTACAGCCGCTGGTGATATCGTTAATGATTATACCAGCTGGATGCAACGTGTTGGTCAATACCAAACCAAGGCTCTTATCGAACTAGCTGACAGCATTCGTGCTGACTTTGGCCAGGCTGAAGCCGAAGCATTCAAACAAGTTGTTGCTCCTGCTTTGAGTGCTACACTAGAAACACTAACACAACAACGTGAAGCTATCAGCAATGCTGTTGCTGGCCTAGCAGGCGGCGGCATGCCAGCTGCTCCTATGGGCGCTGACCCAATGGCTGGCGGTATGCCCGGCGAAGAACCTGGTCTAGATATCGGTGCTCCTGATGCTATGAATCCGGGCGACGAGTTTGGTGCCAGCGATGCTGCTGTTGGCGGACCAGAAACTGCCGGCCGCGGTCTTCGTGAAAGCCGTCAACAACGCACAGCTCGTAGACTAGCTGAAGCACACAGTATCATTGCTCGTTTAGCAAAATGAGATTGTTTGAAGTTGACCAAGGGGGATCTAGAGAAGTTCTAGCCGTCCTCCAAGGACTAGCTAATAAACCTGGGCATCAACAGGCCAGTGAATTACCTTGGCCTGTTGTTCAAAATATATTAAGACCTTTTGCCCTAGGCATCAGCACACCTGATGGATTGATTGCTCTTAAGAATCAAATTGATCCACAAGGTGATGTTATCAAAGACATCAAAGATGATGGTACAGTTATTCTAAACACCACTGTACAAGATCCAAATGCTCCCCAAGAACCCTCACAGGGCGTTCAGGGTGGCGGCGGCGGTCCTAGTGTAGATTCAATGGCAGCTCATAACGCCAAAACTGCAATTAAATAATCCATAAATACGCCATAGGAAATAATCTATGATAATATCTGGCGGCCTTAATATTCAACCAGGACTTACTATGACGGCAGTTCAACCATATTCGGCCAGTTATCTTATCGTTGCAGGTGGCGGCGGATCCGGAAGCAATTATAGCGGCGGTGGTGGTGCCGGCGGACTATTAACAGGATATATAACCGTAAATCCTAATACAATTTATACCGTGACTGTAGGCGGCGGTGGCGGAGGTGGTAGTGCTGGCAGTGCTAATGCAGGCGCCAATGGTAATCCTAGTTCTGTATTTGGGCAAACTGCTGTAGGCGGCGGCACTAGTATGTATAGAGGCAGTCTTAAAGTCGGAGGTAGCAGTGGTGGATCGGGCGGCGGTGCCAGTGCACAGGGCAGCGGATATTCGGGTACTCCGGGGCAAGGAAATCCGGGCGGTAATGGCGGCGGTTCTAACGGCGGTGGTGGCGGGGGCGGCGGTGCTGGATCTGCAGGAGGTTGCGGCACTCCTGGAATAGGCAATTCCGGTGGTGGCGGCGGTTCGGGTATTGCTTCTTCTATTATCAATACCACTGTTGCTACAACCTACGGAGTCGGTCAAGTTAGTGGTTGTAGTGTATACTTTGCAGGTGGGGGTGGGGGCGGCACTGGCGCTTGTGGTAGCTCTGGAAGACCGGGCGGGCCTGGCGGAGTAGGCGGAGGCGGAACCGGAGGTCGTGCTGGGGCTCCTTCTACACAAGCATCTGCTGGATCAGCTTATACCGGTGGCGGTGGCGGTGGTGCTCGAGGTGGCTGCGGTGCCGGTGCAAGCGGAGGTAGTGGTGTTGTTATAATTTCAGTACCTGCATTTTCATGGCGTGCTAGTTATAGCGGTTCAAATGTATCAACTGCTACTGTTGGATCAAATATTGTAGTAATATATAAATCTAACGGAACTTTTATTGCTTAAATTAATTTTCATAATATATACAAATAGGATTTAAGGTGTTATAATTAATTATATATGACACCTACATTTACTCCTCCTCCGTTTGTTGAACGATTCCAATATAAAAACTGTGTACAGGTAAATGATCCTGTAACTCGCAAACGATCGTATCGAACTCCCGACGGAGAATCGTTGCCCAGCGTGACCACTATCCTTGGTGCTACCAAAGATCAAACACACTTGATTGAATGGCGCAAACGAATTGGTGAGGAAAAGGCCGCCCAGATTACCAAAGAGGCTAGTGGTGTTGGGACTGGCCTTCACGCTAATTTGGAGAGGTTCTTGGTTGGCGAAGTTCGCCAACCTGGTAATAATCCTGTTCACGTTAAAGCCAATGCTATGGCAAATATTATTATCGAAAATGGATTAAAGGACGTTGACGAAGTATGGGCTATGGAACAAAGTCTATACTATAAGGGACTATACTCGGGCACAACTGATCTAGTATGCGTTTATAAAGGTAATCCTTGTATTGCCGATTACAAACAAACCAATCGTCCAAAGAAAGCAGAATGGGTTGAAGATTATTATCTGCAACTCATGGCGTATATCATGGCCCATAACAATACATATGGAACTGATATGCGTGAAGGACATATCTTTATGGTTAGTAGGGGTGATGATGGAATGAAGCCTGGTGGAGAGGTATATCAACAGTTTGATCTACTACCAAAAGATTTTAACAAATATCAAGATATGTGGCTTGATAAAGTTGAAGAATATTACAAATTAACTAAGTAATTTCCGTTTAGCCCACGCATCTTTTAGTTTGGCTTTAGTCTTTTCTGACAGTTTTCTACCAGCACCCCTACCTTTAGTTTTTTCAGACATTTTTTTCTTATATTCTTCTGAGTAGGTTTTTCCTTTATTAAATTCAGATAGTTTTTTCTTAGCACTATCCGACATTTTATAACCTGTTCTAGCCTCGGACATTTTTTGTTTAGTTTCTTCCGATTTAGGCTTTCCTTTTAGTGCTGAGGGTTTTCCCTTGTGAATATTTGATATCTTCTGTTTAGTTTCTTCGCTATGAGATCTGCCCTTCATTGGAGATGGATGCCCTTTCAAAGAATTTGATATTTGTAATCTAATTTTTTCAAATTTTCTAGAAGTTGGAATATAACGATCTTGATTGCCGTTAGTAGTTAACATTCGATTTAATGCATAGGCCATTTTATAACGAAAATTTCCTGATGTCATCCTAACTAGTAATAAATGACATATAAAATGTTCTTTTGGCGTTAATTTAACTAAATTCTCTTTTGAATTACTTCCACCGCAGGATTTAGGAATAATATGGTGTTTTTCAATATATCCTGTAGGTGTACGAGAATTGGCGTTGGCTACAATACTGTAATACCAACGAGTGTATTTGTTGTCTATAAATATCATTGCTGATGCTCCTCCAAAGCGTTAGAGTCAGTGGACATTGGCGTGTCGCGACTGACACTTTTATTTATATCAGTAGACGGCAAGAGAATTTGGTACGATAAATAGAGTATAGGGGAATATGGTATGCCGATTTTAGAAATTGCAAAAATACAGATACGAAGAGGGCAAGAAAGTACAGGTGGTATCCCAAAACTCAGCCCCGGTGAGTTTGGTTGGGCAGAAGATACTCAGCATCTTTATATTGGTAAAAGCATTACAGAAGGTGCCGTTGACAATAACAATACTCGCATTTTAACCGAAGTTGATCTTAACAATATAATGAGCGGCGGAGGTGGCGGAGGATCAGGTAGCCCTACTCTTGAATACTTTACTGTACAAACTGGCCAAAACAATGTTAAGGTAGTGGACCTAAATGGTCATAATCAAACTTTAATCTTTAATTATACATTAAATCACGATACCACATTTACTAGAAACGGTGTGTTGACTTTGGTAATTTCTTCAGACGGGTATGCTAGTGTATCGGATAGCTATTCATTCAGTGAACTAGTACCAAACTCTAGTACTTTATTAACATTCTCTACTGATTTATCTAATAGTCCTTATACAGGCGGGGGTGGAAATTATGTTACACTAACATGTAATAACGCAGATAGTAATAATTACGTTTTCGAATATACTGTTACCACAATTAAATAATATTAATGTTTAAAAAAAATGTCAACGACCGACTAGAGTCGTGGGCACATCATCGTGCTGAATTAGAAGAGTCTCACGACCCTTTGCAAGCAGTGTGGGACTTTTGGCGAGATGCTCCCTTTGTTCCCTACAATAGAAATATAGATCCATTCAATAAGCAGACTTGGGCAACACCGTGGGAAATCATAGCAGAAAATGTCTATGACGACTTTACCAAAGCTCTAATGATAGCACAAACACTTAAATTGACTAAAAAGTTTAATAATAGTGTAATAAACATTAGGATTTTAGTAGATCGCAGCCAATCTAGACAGTATAATATAGTCTGTGTCGACGATTCTTGGGCTATTAACTACAATGATAATGGTCCTGTAGCACTGGAAAAAGTGCCCGATTCATTTTACCTAGAAAATATAGTTGAAGTCGAAGTCCCCCGGTAAATATCATTCTCGACACAATAGAAAAGGTTACTAAACAACATATGATCACAGTGGTCAAACGTAATGGAGAGAGCGTTCCTCTCGATATTTCAAAGATTCAAAGACAAGTAGCCCATGCTTGCACAGGTATAGACGGTGTCAGTCCTAGCATGGTGGAAATTAAAGCACAGATAGAACTACACGATGGCATGACCACAGAGACAATAGACGAACTATTGCTTAAAGCCATGGTAGACTTAATAGACGAAACAGAAAACCCAGAAATCAACAACGTAAATTATCAATACGTAGCAGGGCGCCAGCGTGTCAGTATGCTGCGTAAAGAAGTCTACGGTAGTTATACCCCTCCCAAATTATTTGACATTGTTAAGAAGAATGTTAGCCTAGGTATGTATACTCCCGAACTGCTAGATTGGTATACAGAAGATGAATGGAACATCATTGATCTCTTTATTGACCATAGCAAAGACGAAGACTATACCTATGCTGCTATCGCACAGCTAACAGAAAAGTATTTGGTGCAGAATCGTGCCACTAATACCATCTACGAAACTCCGCAAGTTCGCTATGCCATTGCCGCCGCCACAGCGTTCCACGCAGAACCCAAAGACAAGAGATTAAAATATGTTAAAGAATACTATGAATGTGCCAGCGATGGCCACTTTACCCTTGCTACACCAGTATTGGCTGGGTTGGGCACTACCACTAAGCAGTTTTCAAGCTGCGTGCTTATTAGCTCAGATGACACCCTGGACAGTATATTTGCCGCAGGCGAAATGATGGCCAAATATGCTTCAAAACGAGCTGGAATTGGCCTAGAAATCGGCCGAATCCGCCCCTTAGGAGCACCGATTCGCAACGGAGAAATCAAACACACGGGTATGATACCATTCTTGAAGAAATGGTTCGCTGACCTACGCTCTTGCTCGCAGGGCGGGATTCGTAACGCAAGTTGCACAGTTACTTTTCCCATCTGGCATTACCAATTCGAAGATCTTATTGTACTGAAAAATAATCAAGGCACCGAAGAAACTCGCGTTCGTCAAATGGATTACTCTGTGGTAGTCAATAAGATGTTCTGGAATCGTTATAAGAATAATCAAACCATTACACTATTTGATCCGCACGAAGTTCCGGATCTATATGAAGCCTATTATCGTAGCACAGAAGAATTTGAACAACTATACTTGAACTATGAAAAGCATCCGACAATTAAAAAGAAAGTCGTATCGGCAGATGAGATATTCAAAAATCAAATTCTTAAAGAAAGGACTGATACGGGTCGCATATACCTTGTCAATATCGACAATGTCATCGCGCAGGGCCCATTTGATACAACAGTTGATCCAATTTATCAATCCAATCTATGCCAAGAGATCCTTCTACCCACAAGACCTTTCCAGAGAATTGAAGACTCTACGGGACGAATTGCTCTTTGCACTCTTGGCAGCATCAACTGGGGCGCCTTCCGTAACCCTCAGGAAATGAAAAAGGCCTGCCGAGTGCTGGTACGCTCATTGAGTAATCTATTGAGTTACCAAGACTTCTTGTCAGTGCAAAGCGAACTGGCCAATAAAGAGTTTGAACCACTGGGCGTTGGTATTACCAATTTAGCCTATTGGCATGCCAAACGCAACTTCAAGTATGGTACTGAAGAAGCCTTAAAAGAAGTCAAACGCTGGATGGAGCACCAAGCCTATTACCTTACCGATATGAGTGTTGAGCTTGCCCAAGAGAAGGGCCCCTGCACACGTAGTGAACATACATTCTACGGTAAGGGAGTATTTCCTTGGGAACGCCGCAACACCGGTGTTGATGAATTAACAGACTTCGCACCTAGCCTAGACTGGGAGCCACTGCGTGAACGTATGAAACAATATGGTATTCGCAATGCTACCTTAATGGCTGTGGCACCCGTTGAATCTAGTTCAGTTGTACTCAACTCCACCAACGGTATTGAAATGCCAATGGAGTTGATCAGTGTCAAGGAATCCAAAGCCGGCTCGTTCGTGCAAGTAGTTCCTGAATATCGTAGATTAAAGAATCGCTATCAACTAATGTGGGAACAGAAAGACTGTGCAGGTTATCTAAAGACCAGTGCAGTGTTGGCAGCGTATATTGATCAGTCGTTGAGTACAAACACTTTCTATAATCCTGCACACTTTGCCGATGGTAAGGTTCCCGGCACATTAATTGCCAAGAATCTAATGTTGGCCTACAAGTGGGGTTTGAAGACCATGTACTACAGTTTGATAAACAAAACTGGTGCTAAGAATATTTTAAATACTCAAACTGATAGATTAATCACTGTCGAGCCTGTTACAGTATATGCAGAGCTTGAAGATGATTGCGAAGCCTGCAAGCTCTAAGGAATAAAAAATGTCAAAAGCACAATACGATTTAGTCACGCCAACAAATTATCTAAAACGTAAAATGTTTTTAGATGGAGCTGTGACTGTACAACGATTCGAAGAATTTCGCTATCCCAAGATAGCCAAGTTTGAAGAACTGGCTCGTGGATTCTTTTGGGTTCCTGAAGAAATCAGTCTTACCAAAGACAAGATGGATCACAAAGATGCCACTGAAGCAGTTAAACATATTTTTACCAGTAACCTATTAAGACAAACAGCCTTGGACAGTATCCAGGGTCGTGCACCAAATCAAGTTTTTGGTCCAGTGGTATCTATCCCTGAACTAGAAGCATTGATCAGTAACTGGAGTTTCTTTGAAACGAATATTCATTCAAAGAGCTACAGTCACATTATAAGGAATGTCTATGGTGTACCAAAAGAAGAATTTAATAAAATCCACGATACACAAGAAATTGTGTCAATGGCTGCTAATGTCGGTAGATACTACGAAGCGTTACACACGCTCAACTGCCGCAAAGAGTTGGGTGAGGAAATTTCGACAATGGAACATAAACGTGCTATCTGGTTGGCTCTGCAGGCCAGCTACGCACTCGAAGCCCTAAGATTCATGGTATCATTTGCTACATCATTGGCCATGGTTGAAAATAAAATCTATATCGGCAACGGTAATATCATTAGTTTGATCTTGCAAGATGAATTGCTACACGCAGAATGGACTGCTTGGTTGATCAATCAATGTGTTAAAGATGATCCAGATTTTGCCCAGTTAGAAACTGAGTGTGCTGAAGAAGTCTATGCTATGTATATGGAAGTTATTGCAGAAGAAAAAGCATGGGCTGACTATCTATTCAAGAAAGGTCCTGTGATTGGACTTAACGCAGACATTCTAAAGAACTTTGTTGACTATTCAGCATTTACTCGCCTTAAAGACATAGGCATTAAATATCTAGGCGATCATCCTAAGAGCAGCCCCATCCCATGGTTTAACAAACACGTTAACATAGGTAAGAAACAGGCCGCTTTGCAGGAAACGGAATCTACCAATTATGTAATTGGTGTGATGAGCGACAATGTTAGCTATGATGAACTACCAGATTTATAATAAAAGGAAAATAAAATATGACTAAAGCAATTGTTTGGAGTAAGTATCACTGTACCTTCTGTGAACAAGCCAAGGCATTATTAAATCAACGCGGTATTCCTTTTGAGGAACGTAAGATTGGTGACGGTTATACCAAAGAAGATTTATTAGAAGCAGTGCCTACTGCTCGTACTGTTCCGCAGATTTTTATCAATGAAAATCTAATCGGTGGCTTTACCGAACTCAAGAAATATATTGAGGAAACGGCTGGCGGGTATGGCGACTAAAGAAGATCTTGATAAAATCAAAGAGGCATTAGGTGGAGTAAAAGCCGCCGAAGTTTCTTGCGGAGAGAAGTCTGCAGGTCTAATAGCCCAAGAAGTTGACGAAGCATATAATCATATTACTTTAAACTCTTCTAGCCTCCCGCCGTTGACTACTATAGACATTTCTACGCTGAATTCATTATGGGGTAATATTACCTGCAATGGTGCAACTGGTAGTAGTAGCAGTGGATCTATACTAGGTAATGGAGCCAATGGTTCTAGCGGTTCTTATTTAACTGGCAGTATGTCAGGAACATATAATTGGCATCAACCCGGCGGCCCCTATACCATTTCTACTGCTCCATTGACTACCACAAAGGCTAGTTTAGAAGTTGCTGGCGATGCTAATTTCGACGGCGATATCAAATGGAAGGGTCGTAGCCTAGGCGATTTGTTGGAAACTATAGAAAAGAGATTGGCCATACTCGCACCTGATCCAGAGAAGTTAGAACACTTTGAAGCATTGCAAAAGGCCTACGAACATTATAAAACTTTAGAAGCATTGTGCACAATGCCAACAAAAGAAGATCCGATTAATTAAGGTAAAAATGACAACAAAGAAATTATGGAGTGCTATTGACGGCACCACACTAAAAAGTCTGCCCAATGCAGCAAAAGGATATGAACAACGAATTAGTATTCCTGAATTTACATTTCTAGGAGTGCACAACCAACCAGACTTTGGAGACATTACTATTTGGTTCTATGGTAAAGATAAAACCATAGAACTAAAAAGTCTAAAAGAGTATCTATTCCAATATAGAGATACTGTGATCAGCTACGAACGTGCCATGGATGTAATGTATAAGCACTTGATGGCTGCTTACGAACCAGATCGTATTAGAATAGAAATAGAGTTCCGTCCCCGTGGCGGCATCTCAAGTAAACTAACAGTCGACAGCGATTGGGGACACTTAGGTGGTACTGATCAACATTGGCAACATCATAAAAATTAAGGAATATATGACCGATTATAAAGTAGCAGACATTGCCCTAGCAGCCTGGGGACACAAAGAGATTGCAATTGCTGAATCAGAAATGCCAGGTTTGATGGCGATTTTAGCAGAGTATCAAGATCAACAACCTCTAGCAGGTGCTCGTATTGTTGGATCATTGCACATGACCATTCAAACAGCCCTGTTGATCAAAGTATTGGTCAAATTAGGTGCCAGTGTTCGTTGGAGCAGTTGTAATATTTTCTCCACACAGGATCATGCTGCGGCTGCTGTTGCCGATCTAGGTATTCCTGTTTTTGCTTGGAAAGGCGAAACTGAAGAAGAATATTGGGACTGTATCGAGCGCACCTGTACTGGCCCCGATGGCTGGACTCCTAACATGATTCTCGATGACGGGCACGACCTAACCTGGTGGATCATTAACAAGCATCCGGAATTGGTAGCAGGTATTGTTGGTGTTAGCGAAGAAACTACTACAGGTATCTATCGTATCAAGGAAGCCATTGCTGCTGGTACATTTCCATTCCGTGCGTTCAATGTCAATGACAGTGTAACTAAATCTAAGTTTGACAACTTGTATGGTTGCCGAGAAAGTCTAGTGGACGGTATCAAACGAGCCACTGATGTTATGATTGCAGGTAAAGTTGCTGTAGTTGCTGGCTACGGCGATGTGGGCAAAGGTTCGGCACAGGCACTTCGTGCACTAAGTGCTCAGGTATGGGTAACTGAGATCGATCCTATCAATGCACTACAGGCTGCTATGGAAGGCTATCGTGTGGTTACCATGGAATATGCTGCCGACAAAGCAGACATTTTTGTAACAGCCACAGGCAATGTTAATGTCATCACAAGAGCACATATGGATGCTATGAAAGATCAAAGCATTGTATGTAATATTGGGCACTTTGATAATGAGATTGATGTTGCTAGCCTCAATGATTGCACTTGGGATGAAATCAAACCACAAGTCGATCATGTTGTATTCCCAGACGGTAAGAAAATTATCTTGTTGGCCAAGGGCAGACTTATCAACCTAGGCTGCGCCACAGGACATCCTAGTTTTGTTATGAGCAATAGTTTTACCAACCAAGTTCTAGCACAGATTGAATTGTGGACCAATCCCGGCCAATATAATGTAGGTGAATTGTATACATTACCCAAACATTTAGATGAAAAAGTTGCTAAGTTGCATTTAAATAAGATTGGTGCTATGCTAACTACATTGACAAAAGAACAAGCTGATTATATCGGTGTTGACCAAAGTGGCCCATATAAACCAGAAACTTATAGGTACTAAAATATGTTATTATTAAACAAAGGTTATAAAGCAGGCGATACCGTTAGTTTAAAGCTGATCAACAGCGATGAACTTATTGCTAGATTTGAAAGTGAAACTGATACCGAAGTTAAAATTCATCGCCCATTAGCATTAACCATGCAAGG